GCGGCATGGGAGCTGCGATTCTTGAGCGCTCCGGCGTTGTGGGCATCATCTCCCAGGCCCAGAAGGACCCGAAGCACGGCCGGCACTTCAAGGACGTTGCCCTTGACGGCGGCGAGTTCCGTGGCCTTTCTCTCGTGGACATGGCGCGTGTCTGCCTGGAGTCCGCTGGCGTCAGCACTCGCGGGATGGACCGGATGACATTGGTGGGCCGCGCCTTCACCCAGCGGAGCAGCGGCTTCCAGACGACCTCGGACTTTGCTGTCCTGTTCGAAAACGTCATGCACAAGATTCTCCTCGGCGCCTACGCGGTAACGCCGGACACCTGGAGCCTCTTCTGCAAGACGGACACGGTGTCGGACTTCCGTCCGAGCAACCGCTTCCGCACCGGCAGCTTCGGCACGCTGGACCCATTGAATGAGCACGGCGAGTTCAAGAACAAGGCGTTCCCCGACGGAGAGAAGCGCTACATCGAGGTGGCGACGAAGGGAAACATCTTCGCCCTCACCCGGCAGGCCATCATCAACGATGACATGGGGGCCCTCGCGGACCTCGCGACGAAGTTCGGTCGCGCCGCGCGCCTCTCCATCGAGTCGGACGTGTATGCGCTGCTGAATGCCAACAGCGGACTTGGCCCCACTCAGAGCGACACGAACCCCTTCTTCCACTCGACGCGCTCCAACGTCAACGGCACTGGCTCGGCGCTGGGCACGGCTGGCCTCGACGCTGACCGCGTGGTGATGGCCAAGCAGAAGGACATTTCGAGCAATGAGTACCTCGACCTGCGCCCGGCCATCCTGCTCGTGAATGTCGGCCTCGGCGGCGAGGCTCGCACCATCAACGATTCGCAGTACGACCTTGACCCGGTGACGACGAACGCGACGAACAAGTTCATGAAGCCGAACAAGGTGCGCGGCCTTTTCCGCACCATCGTGGACACGCCGCGCCTCACCGACACGACAAGGCGCTACCTCTTCACGGACCCTGGAGTTGCGGCGGCGATTGTGGTGGCTTTCCTCGAAGGACAGGGCGAGGCCCCCGTCCTTGAGTCGCAAGATGGATGGCGCGTGGATGGTACTGAGTGGAAGGTTCGCCTGGACTACAAGGCTCAGATGTTCGACCCGCGTGGCGCCGTGACGAACGCGGGCTTGTGATGAACCCGGGCTGGCTCAAGTAGAGATGGCCCTGTAGCATTCGAGGCGCGGCGTAGCCGTGGCGGCGTGCCCCTCTCCCCTCCCGGGGGCGCGCGGAGGTCCGATTCCTTCCGCCTCGATTTCTTGCAGAAGGAGAAAGTGCGCATGAATAACTTCATTCAGGAAGGCGAAGTCCTCACCCTCACCGCGCCGTACACCGTGTCCTCCGGCGCTGGCGCGCAGGTGGGCTCCATCTTCGGTGTGGCGACGGGCGCAATCGCGAGCGGAGTTGAAGGCGAGTTCGCAACCTGCGGCGTCTATTCGCTCGCGAAGACCTCCGCGCAGGCGTGGGCCGTGGGCGACAAGATTTACTGGGACAACAGCAACAAGCGCTGCGACACGGACGGCACCGTTGGGATGCTGATTGGTGTTGCCACCGCCATCGCGGCCAACCCCTCCAGCACCGGGTACGTGAAGCTGAACGAGGCGGTGCCCTCCAGCGCCGAGGGTCCGCAGGCGGCCATTGCGAGCCTCACGGACAACAGCGGCGGCGCGGTGGCGGACGGCACCATTGGCGCGGTTACGGCCCCCACGACGCTCACCGACAACGGAGGAGGCACGGCTGATGGGACGATTGCCTCACAGGCAGCGCCTACGACGCTCACGGACAGCACGGGCCTATCTGGCACCCACGACAACACGATTGCCGATGGGCAGGTCGCAGACGGAACCATGGGCGGCACTGCGGATGGTGCCTTCGAGACAGTGGGCGCCACCAACGGAGGCGATGTGTCCGCCGCTATCATGAACAACTTCAAGGAGGTGCAGGCGAAGTTGACCGTGCTGACGCAGAATGACTCGGATTTGGCTGGGAAGACCATTGAAATGCTGACGCTCGCCACGGTGGCGCAAAACAACCTCAAGGAGATGACGACGCGCCAGGGTGAGAACCGTGTCGCCATCGTCGCGCTCACCGACGCCGTGAAGGAACTCTCCACCAAGGTGAACGACATTCTCGCGACGCTCCGCCTCGCTGGCGTCATTTCCACCTGACCATGACCTTCTCCGCCCTGCTTGAGCGCGCAGACGTGGCCGTCCGGGGAATTCTCGGCGGTACAGTGAACTACGCGCCGAGCGTGGGAATAGCGGTGGACGTAACCGGAATTTTCGATGCCGTGTACGTGAAGGTAGATGCAGGGGAGGCCGGCGTTTCCAGCACCGGCCCTGCCGTGTTTCTGAGGCTGGAGGACTTGCCCAGCGACCCGACTACGGACGCGGCGACGGTGACGGTTGCGGGAATCGCCTACTCCATCCGCGAGGCCGAGCCTGACGGCCAAGGCGGCGTGCTGCTGCTACTCCACAAGGCTTGACGGAATGGCCCACCCTCGGCAAGAGATTCGGCACGCGGTAGCAACGCAACTCACCGGGGCGACGGCGGCGGGCACACGCGTTTTCAGGACACGGGTGCTCCCATACAAGCGCGTGGAGTTGCCGGCGCTCGCGGTTTACACGCCAACCGAGACCGTCAATGTGGACGTTGACACAGCCCCGCGTGAGTTGGAACGGAGCCCTGAGCTCGTGATTGAGGGCGCAGTCAAGGCGGCCGGCTCGGAGAATGTAGACGACGCGCTTGATGCCATGGCGCTGGAGATAGAGAACGCGCTCCATGCAGACCCCACATTCGGCGGCGTGGCTGCGGACGCGGTGCTTTCCAGCACGGAGTTAGACATAATCGAGGACGGGGACACGTTGGTGGGGCTCGTCAAACTCACATATAAGGTTGAGTACTTCGCCCCTGCCGCTGTGCCTCCAGTGCTGGATGACTTCAAAACGGCTGACATTCGCCACAACTTGAGCGGCGCGCAACACGTTGACAACCAAGCCCACGACAGCATTACTGGGCTGGAGGAATGAAATGTTCGTGAAGCCCAAGCCGGGCGTGAAAGTGCGCGACCCGAAGACGCTTCGACATTTGCCGGAGGCTGGCCGCGAGGTGCCGGACTCCGCGTACTGGATGCGTAGACTGGCCGCTGGTGACGTGGTACTTGTGGAAAAGAATACCGACTCTGAGGTGACGCCGTGACCATCACGTTTAACAGCGTGCCGAGTGCGCTCCGCGTGCCCTTCATGGCCGTGGAAATCGACAACAGCCGTGCGCAGCAGGGGCCCGCGCTGCTGGCCTACCGTGTGCTTCTGATGGGCCAGAAGACGGCGAGCGGTAGCGCCACGGCCGATACCCTCCACCGAGTTACCAGCGCTGACGAGGTTGTGCCGCTCGCGGGCCGAGGTTCGCAGTTGCATCGGATGGCGTTGGCCTACTTCACCAACAATCGTTTCACGGAGACGTATATTGGCGTGCTTGCCGACAACGGCTCGGGCGTGGCCGCGACTGGTACTCTGACGGTTACTGGACCCGCTACGGCGGATGGGACGCTGAGCCTTTACATCGGCGGAAACCTTGTGTCAGTGGGCGTCTCCAGCGGGGACACGGCGACCGAGGTGGCTGCGGCCATCGTTGCGGCTCTCAGCACGGACTTGCCGGTGACGGCTGCCGTGGGCGGAGTGGGCTCCGAGCACATCATCACCGTGACGGCGAAGAACAAGGGCACGGCCGGCAACGACATTGATGTGCGCCTCAACTACCAGGACGGCGAGGCCACCCCCACCGGCATCGCCGTGGCAATTGTGGCGATGGCCTCCGGCGCCACGAACCCGACGCTGACGTCGCTCATCGCGGCGATGGGTGACACTTGGTTCCATGTCATCGCGCACCCGTACACGGACGCCACGAGCCTGAGCGCGATTGAGGCCGAAATGGCAGACCGCTTCGGGCCCATGCGGATGATTGACGGCGTGGCGATTACGAGCGCGCTGGGCTCGGCCTCCACGCTAGGCACGCTGGGTGACACGCGCAATAGCCCGCACAGCATCATCGTGTCGCAGCCTGGAAGCGACCCAATTGTGCCGCCGGTGGAGTTCGCTGCTGGGGTTGTTGGCGCGGTGGCGCTCGCGGCGAACGCTGACCCCGCGCGCCCGTTGCAGACGCTTCAGGTGAAGGGCGTTCTTCCCCCTGCGGATGCGGACCTTTTCACCCTCCAAGAGCGCAACCTGCTGCTCTACGATGGCATCGGAACCACGAGCGTTGCGTCCGGCGGAGTGGTGGCACTGGAGCGGCTCGTTACCACCTACCAGACGAATGCGGCCGGCTCGGCGGACACGTCCTACTTGGACCTGACGACGATGCTGACGTTGCTGTATTTGCGCTACTCGTTCCGCACTCGGATTCAGACGCGCTACCCTCGGCACAAGTTGGCGGCTGACGGCACGCGCGTCGGTTCCGGTCAGGCCGTCATCACGCCGAAGATTGGCAAAGCCGAGGCGGTGCTTTGGTTCCGCGAGATGGAAGAGCTTGGGCTGGTAGAGAACTTCGAGCAGTTCAAGACCGACCTTGTGGTTGAGCGCAACGCCACGAACGTGAACCGGCTAGATTTCCTCCTGCCGCCGGACCTCATCAACCAGTTTATCACGGGCGGCGTGAAGCTCCAGTTCCTGCTCTAAGAGGTTGCCATGTCCAGACGCGGCGGAATCATCCAGTTCAATGTCGATGGCGTCCTCTACGACGCTAAGGGCGACTTTACCTACAACCTCGGGCGGCCCAAGCGGGTGGCCATCATCGGCGCTGATGGTGTGCACGGCTACAAGGAGGAGCCCCAGCCGGCCTTCGTCGAGGGCGCCGTGACGGACCGGGGCAACCTTGACCTTGACGCCTTGGTGACGATGACCGGAGCCACCGTCACCGTTGAGGCGGCTAATGGGAAGCTCGTGGCGCTCCGGGATGCGTGGTTCGCAGGAGATGGCACCGTCAACACGAGCGAGGGCGAAATCGCGATCCGCTTCGAGGGCAGTAGCGCGGAGGAAATCGCGTGAGCGTCTACAAGTTGAAGAGGCCAGTTGCACTTGGTGAGCAGGGCGCGCCAATTACGGAGTTGATTTTCCGAGAGTCCGTCGTTGCCGGGGACTTGCGAGGAATCAAGCTCGCCAGCCTCCGTGAGCCTGCCACTGACGACATGCTGAAAATCGGCGGCCGACTTTGCGGGCAGCCCGACGCGGTAATGAACCGGCTCAGCCTCGAAGACTTTGGCAAGGTGATGGAGATTGTCGGCGGTTTTTTGTCGGATGGCCAGCCGACTGGGAGCGAGCCCTCGCCGTAATAGGGGCGACGTTCAGCTTCACGCTTGCCGAACTCAACGGCATGGGTGCGGACGAAATGCGAGACTGGGTTGAGCGGGCGCACTGGGTGAACCATGGCAAACGGTAAGGCATTCCCGCTCAGCCTGATTGTGAAGGCCGTAGACCAAGCAACGGCGCCGCTCCAGAAGATTGGAGACAAGGTCGCCGGGCTGGCGAAGTCCACGATGAACTTGGGCAAGGGGCTGTCGCTCGGAGTGACGGCCCCGCTCGTGGCGCTCGGCACGGCCGGAGTGCTGGCGTTCAGCAAGTTCGAGACGGGCATGGCGAACGTGTCCACGCTTGTGGACACCTCTACGGAGAACATCGATGCCATGGGACAGAGCGTGCTCGCCCTGAGCAAGCGCGTCCCCGTCGCCCTCGGAGACCTCACGGAAGCACTGTACGAGGAGCGCAGCGCGGGCGTGAGCGCGGCGGACCAGTTCAGTGTGTTGGAGAACTCCGCGAAACTGGCCGTCGCCGGCCTTGGCAGCACGAAGGAGGCGGTTGACCTAGTCACGTCCTCGATGAACGCTTTCGGCCTCAAGGGCAAGGAAGCCGAGGGCATCTACAACCTGATTTTCCAGGCGACGAACACCGGCAAAACAACAATCTCTGGGCTCGCTCAGGGATTCGGTGGTGTGGCCGGCACGGTGGCGAGTGCTGGAATTAAGCTGGACGAGTACCTTGCGAGCGTGGCGGCCCTCACCACTACGGGCCTCCCTGCCGCTCAGGCGCACACCCAACTCAAGGCTGTCATTTCCGGCCTCACTGGTGAGACTGAGGTTGCGGCGGCTGTGTTTAAGCGGCTGCGCGTGAAGGGCTTTAAGGACCTTGTTGCGCAGTCGGGTGGCCTTGTGGCCGCGCTGGAGAAAATCAAGGGCGTGGTGAAGGGTAACGAGAAGTCCTTTTTCAAAGCTGTTGGTGGCTCCGAGGCGTTCAACGCAGCAATGGGCCTCACTGGTGAACAGGCCAAGGCGTACCGCGTCACGCTGGATAACATGCGCAGCGGCATGGATGGGGTGTCAGGCGCCTTCGAGAAGCAGAACAAAACCGGCGCGGCCACCATGCAGCGCCTCCAGAACACCCTTGAGGGAGTGGCTATCTCCATCGGACGTGTGCTGGTTCCGGTGCTGGAGCAACTTGCTCCGCTGCTGGAGCGCGCCGCGACGTGGTGGGAGGGTCTTGGCGGGGAGACGCAGAAGTCGCTCATCATCCTCGGCGGTGCGGCTGCGGCGCTCGGGCCCACGCTGGCCATCATCGGCAACCTCGCCACTGTCATCACCACAACCGGAACCGTGGTGTCGAGCATCGCCGGATGGGGCAAGTACCTGTGGATGATGCGCGCGAGCATCATGGCGTCACTAGTGCCGTCGATTACGGCGGCGGCCACGGCAATGTGGGGCTTCACGGCGGCACTGCTGGCCAATCCGATTACGTGGATTGTCGCTGGCGTGGCGCTACTGGCCGGAGCGGTGTACCTGATTTACAAAAACTGGGGCCCCATCAAGGAGTGGTTCGGGAAACTCTGGGATGGAATCATGGAGGGCGCAGCGCGCGTGCGCGAGTGGGTGGGGAAGCACCTTGGGTGGACGCCAATGGGCCTCATCATCAATAACTGGGAGCCCATCAAAGCGTTCTTCGTTGAGTTGTGGGACAGCATTGCAGGCGTCTTCAAAGCGGGCTGGGAGAAGGTGGGGCCCATCATCGACAAGGTGTCGGGTTTCCTCGGCTTCGGTGGCGCTGAGTCTCCGGCGGTGCTACCTGTCGCGGCTGGAGGGCCTCCGCTCCTCGGGGCCGCTGGGGCCATGCCGATGCTCGGAGCTGAGAATGCGGCCCCACGTTTGGCGGGCCCGACGGGAGAGGCGCGCGTCATGGTGGACTTCGCTAACATGCCCAAGGGCGTTCGCGTGACGCCTGCTGCCGGCAACACCGCGCCGCTTGACTTGTCGCTCGGGTATTCAATGGTGGCCCCTTGAGTTGGCGTGACGATTTGGGCAGGGTGGAGTTCAGCACGACTGGCGGCGGGGTGAAGCGCGCTGTGGGCGCTACCTTCCGGGGCGCAGCGTTCTACGTCGAGTCTGCGGAATTCGCGGGTGGCAGGCGGACGGTGATGCACGAGTACCCAAGCCGGGATGAGCCGTTCTCCGAGGACATGGGCCGGCGCGCGAGAGAATTCACCGTTGAGGGCTACGTCCTCGGGGATGACTACCTATTTTCGCGTGACGCGCTGATTACGGAGTTAGAGCAGCCCGGAGTAGGGGAGTTGGTGCACCCCTACTATGGGACGCGCCGTGTTGCTGCGAAAGGCTTCCGCGTCCGTGAAACTTCGGTTGACGGAGGCATGGCGACATTCTCCATTGAGTTTGTGGAGACACCTTCCCAACCGGCGCAACCTACAGCCGCGCCAGACACGGCGGGTGCGGCCCTCGCCAGCGTGACGGCGGCACGCGCCGCAGTCCAAGCAGAATTCCTCGCGGACTACGACCCTGGCGTCTACACCGATGGGCTGTCCATGTCGGTTGACGGCGTGGCCACGGCAGCCGACGCAGCGCTTACCAACGTGCCACAGGAGACGCAGGATGCGGCGCAGATGGCGCGGCGCGTGTCCGAGTTGCTGGCTGAGTCGTACATTCTTGTTACATCCGCCGAGGACCTCTACGCCGCCCTGGCGGGGCTGCTGGACGTCATGCCCGCCGGCACGCTGGGCGTCTACAACTTCGACCCTGGCGAGCGCCCTCCAGAATCCACGGCGAATCGCGTGCAGGAGGGCCTTGCCTTCGATGCGATTCAGCTAGTTGTGCAGCGGCTTGTAACCATTCGCGGTGTGGAACTCGCCATTGGCGCCACCTACGAAAGCTATGACGCCGCACTGGCCGCGCGCGAGGAACTTACGGCGCTGCTAGACGAGCAACTGGAGACGGCCGGGGATGACGCCTACCCGGTGTTGATGCAACTCCGCGCCGACTTGGTAAAGGCCGTGCCCAGCCCAGATGGGGATTTGCCAAGGCTGATTACCTACACGCCACCGCTCACCGTGCCTTCTCTCGTGCTGGCGTATGACCTCTACGGCGACGTTTCGCAGGAGGCCGACCTGCTGAGTCGCAACAGCGTGAAGAACCCCGGCTTTGTCCCCGGCGGCCGGGCGGTGGAGGTGCTTTCCAGTGACTGACGTGGCGCTGCGCGTGGGAGGCATGGACTATGGAGGATGGAAGTCCGCCAGGGTGACGCGCGGGATTGAGTCAGTCTCGGGAAGCTTCGAGCTTTCCGTTTCCGACAGATGGAGTGGAGAGGACCTGAGCCAGCGCTCGATTGTGGAGGGCGACGAATGCACGGTGCTAGTCGGCGGGCAGGTGGTGATTACCGGCTACGTAGACAGGCGCCGCGTCTCATTCGGACCGCAGGAACACGCACTTGACGTGTCTGGGCGGGACCGCACTGGCGACTTGGTGGATTGCAGCGCAATTCTCAAAACTTGGGAATTCTTCAACGTTGACGTGTTGAAGTTCGCCCAGCGCATTGCCGCGCCCTTCGGTGTGGGTGTGACGCTGCAAAGCGGGTTGGTGCTGCCCACACCACCGCCGAAACTCTCCATCGACCCGGGGGACAGTGCCTTTGAGGCGATAGAGCGCGCGTGCCGTACAGCCGCGTTGCTTGCGGTGGCTGACGGCCGGGGCGGGCTGCTCCTCACGCGCACGGGCTCAGGCCGCACGCATACCGCGCTAGAGGAAGGCAAAAACCTCCTGTCCGGCTCGGTGGAGTACGACGAGAGCGGGCGCTTCCACACCATCACCGTCCGGGGGCAGAACACCGGGACGGACGTACTCTCTGGAGAAACAGCGGCGGCGGTGCAGGCGTCGGCCGTGGACGCCAACGTGCGCCGCACCGCGCGCGTGCTGCTGGTGCGTCCCGAGGGCAACGTCACGCCCGCGCATGCGAAGAAGCGCGCCGAGTGGGAAACCACCGTCCGCGCCGCGAGGGCCTTCACGGTGACGGTGACGGTGCAGGGCTGGACGCAGGAGAACGGGGAACTCTGGCCCGTCAACGCGCTGGTGCCGCTGCGCAGCCCGACGCTGGACGTTGACTCAGAGTTGCTGATTACCCAGGCCGTCTACAGCGTGGACGACTCCTCGGGCACTACCACGCAATTGACGCTTCGCCCGCCTGACGCCTACAAGCCAGAGCCGGTGATTCCGAAAAAGGACAAGCAGACGTTTTCGCTGGGGGACGAATGATTGACGCAATGCAGAGGATGATTCGTCCGCTGAAAACCGGGCTCTCCAACCTCGTAGCGCGAGCCGTCGTCAACCTCGTGGATGACAGCAAGAAGATGCAGACGCTACAACTCAGCGTGTTGACTGAGGAGACGCGCGAGGGTGTGGAGCGAGCGCAGAATTACGGCTTCACAAGCGTTCCCCTGGCCGGAGCGGAGGCGGTGGTGCTGTTCGTCGGCGGGCGTCGCGAGCATGGCCTAGCCGTCGCCGTGGACGACAGGCGCTACAGACTGACGGGGCTACAGCCGGGCGAAGTGGCGCTGTACCATAAGGACGGCGCGTCCGTGGTGATGAAGGCCGACGGCTCAATTGAGGTGACGCCGAAGCCGGGCGCCGTGGTGAAACTGGCTGGCGAGACGGATGCCGCGCTCAAGGGCGATGCATATGTGTCGGCGGAGGCCACGTTCCTCGACGCGCTTACGACCTACGCAGTCGCGATTAAGGCCGTCGCGGACCCACTCAATGCGGCTACGCCGACCCTCACAGCGGCCATCACGGCATTCAAGGCCGCTGGCACGTCTGCCAAGTCAACCAAGGTGAAACTCTCGTGAGCGACATTGGCCTGACGTGGAGCGCGACGGAGGGCGCGGCGGACGTTGCCCTCTCCGAGAACGACATTGCCACCGATGGGGGCCTTGAGACGGCGGTGTTCCTCTCCCTCTTCACCGACGCACGCGCCGAGGACTCCGACGAACTACCAACTGGAGAGACGAGCCGGCGCGGCTGGTGGGGCGACGCCTTCCCAACGGTGACGGGTGACCGCTGGGGGAGTCGCCTGTGGCTGCTGGCCCGCTCCAAGCGCACGGTGGAGACGCTTCGGCGCGCTGAGCAGTACGCACGCGAGGCGCTGGCGTGGCTGCTGGTGGATAAGGTAGCCAGCCGAG